ATTTAACACAGAGAACGGAAACGAAGAATGGAATGTAAAATGATAGTAGAAATATTCGGTAAAGAACAGTGTCCTTTCTGTGATAAAGCAAAAGGTTTAGCAGAAAGAGAAGGGCATGAGTACACTTATATGCAGTTAGGTTTGGACTTTGAGTTTCCAGACTTTATGGAAAAGTTTCCCACCGCAAGAACCTTTCCTCAGATTATAGTCAATGGTAAATCTATTGGCGGATTTACTGAGTATGAAGGTATAGTAAAATTTGGGAAGCAAGGACAATGAAAGAATTAGGAATGAGTGTAATTGCTTGCTCTGTCATAGGAGTATTCATTGCAGGATTTATATATCCAGACATTGAAATAAAAAATCAACCTAGTAATAGAAGTTGTATAGATGAATGTCATAAAGAATATGTGGCATTGAATGGCACACCAGCAGAGATCGAAAGAAAGAAACAAGCACTCGCAGCAGGAGACCCTTTTAGCGATATTAGAAGTCTATGGGCAGGATGTGCAGCGTGTCATGGTGCTGATGGTGGCGGAGGTATTGGACCGAAGCTAGCAGGGCAATCTTCAGAGTACATATCTGAAAAGTTATATATCTATAAAAACAATGGAACTGTAGGAGCGCAGAGTGCGTTAATGTGGGGACAAGCAGGAATGCTTTCTGATAAACAAATAGAAACAATTAGTAAGTTTGTACAAGAAGGATTCCCACAATAGATTGAAGAAAATAAAACTAAAACGACTTAATCCACTTCCAGAACAACCATGTGGTGAGTGTAAATTTTATGATCCGATACATCAAATTAGTTCTAAACTCAGCGAAGGCTGGTGTAGAGTAGGCGAGTACACAGCATTGGTACTCTCAGAAGAGACTTGCAACAAATGGCAATTAAAATAATACAGTGGTTATTTCCACCAAAGAAACAAAAAGAGATGAAACCATTGACTAAATCACAAAAAATGAACGAAGAATTACGACAAGCTTTTTTAAAGAATCGTAGTATAATGAAACAAAAGCCCACGCATAGAGAGTGGATGAAAAAACAAGGAAAATCACAAACAGAGTGAAAGAAGAAAAGTTATTACAAGTTGCAAACTTATCTCCTAGTGAAGATATGATTGAAAAGATTGTAGATGTACACCCAATGAAACAAGTAGCTATCATGTCATTAGTACAGGTAGGTATGTTCGGAGGTATGTTATTCTGCTTTTTTCTTATTGACTTAGTTGTCAGATGAAGCATGTAGGCTTTCCTTTACCAACAGAAATGTTTCATCCTCACCAGTGTTTTGCTTTACCAAAAGACGAGGCAATTTGTGAGTTGCTACAGATAAACTTAAAGTGCCACTCTTGTGGTAAACTTATAAAAAGACCTGTAAAACAAAAACGAGAAGTTAACCCACCAATTAAAAGATATTGGATGAAATGAGTAAAAAAGTAGAAGAATACAAAGCATTAATTACAAAACAGTTTGATGAACTAGAGGCTATGATGAATAACCAAATGCATCTTACAGATCCTCAAACAGTAGAAGAAAAAATGTATTCAATAAATTACAAGTGGCATTTCATATCTGAAGAAGATAGAGACTTCTATCAAGGATGTAGGCACGCTCTTGACAACGGACTTAAGTGGTGAGCGGAGGAGTCTACAATCAAACATACTTCAATAATAGACCTGAAGAAAAAGAACGAGAAGGTGTATTGTATGGAGTTATTTTAGTAAATCAAAGAACCTTTGAGCGCGAGTGCATCAAAGTCGGTATCGCTAGTGGTAAAGACTGGCGGCATGTAATTAAAAGAAGTCGTGGCTTCAAAGGATACGATCTGCGTATTCAACGAACTTATCATGACACCATCTACAACTGCTGGAAAATTGAGCAGTCCCTCCACGAGGAGTTTAAACACGATAGTTATTCCCCAACTCAAAAATTTGGTGGGCATACGGAGTGTTTCAAAATATCCTCTCTTATTTTATCCCACTTTCCGAAAAATAATTCTTGACATTTCCTCTCTCGTTTGATATAATAATATCATATTTAGGAGAAAGAGAAACTTTGAGACAGATAGTACCGCCAACAAATTGTCCAGCATGTAACAGTGTACTGGAATTTGTAAACGATCAGTTATTCTGTTTGAATGACTCTTGTCCTGCTAAATCTGCAAAGCGTATTGAACACTTTGCAAAAACCTTAAAAATCAAAGGACTCGGTCCAGCTACTATAGCTAGACTTGATTTATTTGATATACATGATATTTATTCTTTATCCCAAGAAGAAATATCATTATGCTTGGATTCAGAGAAACTTGGTACGAAACTACACAACGAGATACAGAAATCAAAGAGTGTCGACCTTACAACTCTATTACCAGCTTTTTCGATACCGCTGATTGGCTCAAGTGCCACTAATAAATTAGCACAACACATCTCATCATTATATGAGATAACCCCAGAGATATGTATAGAGGCAGGTCTGGGTCCGAAAGCGGCGTCGAATCTTTATGACTGGTTAGTTGGTACTTTTATTGACCACGGCTATAATGAACTTCCCTTTTCTTTTACTTGTAAAAAGCAGGCAAAAGTCAGTCTTGACGACACTAAGGGAACAGTTTGCATTAGTGGTAAGTTGAAATCTTACCCTACTAAAGCGGCCGCTACTCAAGTATTAGAAAAGTATGGCTTCATTGTTAAGAATTCCTTGACAAAGGATGTAACAATCTTACTCAATGAAAGTGGAATTGAAAGTGCAAAAACTAAAAAAGCAGAACAACTTGGGATAAAAATATTTAACAACCTAAAACAAATTATAGAGGAATAAAAAATGGCATTACCTAAATGGACAGATGAAAGAACTCAACAACTAACAGACTTTGTTGGTTCTGAAAGCCCTATATCTCAATCAACAGTTGCTAACGCAGCTGATGAGTTAGAAACATCAACAAGATCAGTTTCTAGCAAATTGAGAAAAATGGGATTTGATGTTGAACTAGCTTCAGCATCTGCTTCTAAGTCTTTCTCAGACGAGCAAGAAGCAACCTTACAAGCCTTTGTTACTGACAACAGTGGCTCTTACACATATGCAGAAATTGCATCAAACTTTGACGGCGGATCGTTCTCTGCTAAATCAATTCAAGGAAAAATCTTATCAATGGAATTAACTTCTCATGTTAAGCCTGCTCCTAAAGTTGAAACAGTTAGAACTTATACTCCTGAAGAAGAAGGCACATTTGTATCAATGGTTAACGATGGATCTTTCGTAGAAGAAATCGCTGACGCACTTGGCAAATCTGTAAACTCAATCAGAGGAAAAGCTCTTTCACTTTTAAGAAGTGGTGAGATTAACGCTATTCCAAAGCAAAAAGAAACAAAAGGATCAAGCAAAGCTGACGTACTTGCTGATGTAGATGTTGCTTCACACACTGTAGAAGAAATTGCTGACCAAATCGGCAAAACAGTTCGTGGCGTAAAAACTATGTTGACAAGACGAGGACTACAATGTTCTGACTACAACGGCGCAGCTAAAAAAGATATCGGTTAATTACCTAGTCTTTTGATTAGTTTAAGGCAGGGGTTCGCCCCTGCCCGTTTTTTATTACTTTGGGAGAGGTCAATTGAATATAGCGTCAGCGCTTTTAAAGCAGATTATAGTTCAAAAAGATTTAGACACATGGTCTAAGTTAAAAGAACATTACCTACCTGGCGAGTACCAGTCAATTTTCCGCATCCTTGATAAGCATATCGATAATTATCAAGACCTTCCCCAATTCGAAGATCTCTCTTATGAAGTACGAGATCGACAACTCCAAGAAAAAATATTCGCAATCGAGTCCGTAGATGTCGAGGTAGACGCTTGGCTTTTACTCGACTACCTAAAGAATGAATATGCACAAGTAGAAATACTAGATGAGTTGGATTCCTATATCGATAACACAGTCGCTATGGCTAGCGCAGAAGAAAACATAGAACAATTACAAGAAATAGTTTTAAGGGTAAGTGATAAGGTAGATGTCAAGCCGCCCGAAGAAAGTATGCAGAGCATATCTCTCTTTGAGGATGACAAAGAACTAGCGAAGTATTTACCCTTAGGACTCAATAGTGAGTATGACTCACAGATTAAGTTCTCTCCCAAAGACTTAGTGCTTGTGGGCGGACGACGAGGTTCAGGAAAATCTCTAACTTGTTGTAATCTAGCATCCAATGTATATGAAGCTGGGCGTAGTGCCTTGTACTTCACTATTGAGATGGATAGTAGATCAATACTTCAGAGAATATGTTCTATTGCTACAAAGATTCCATTCTCCAGACTAAGAAGCAAAATGCTTTCAGCCCAAGAATGGAACATGGTTGGTGGATGGTGGGCAGGTCGTTTTGATGGTGGACATGATTTATTGCCAGAGTTTCAAAAAACTCATGACTTTGAAGCATTCCATAAAGCCTTAACAAAACTTCCTCTCCACAAAGAAAGACAGTTAGATGTCATCTATGATCCAGCACTTACACTTTCAAAGATTCAGTCTGAATTAGATAAGAAAGTCAATCAACTAGATGTCGGAGTAGTAATAGTAGATTATCTAAATCAAGTTCGTCGTCACAATGCACCGAGTCGCTCTGGTGGTCAATATGACTGGACAGAACAGATAGAAGTCAGTAAGAAAATGAAGATGTATGCACAAGAGTATGAAACCTTAGTATTTGCTCCGTATCAAACAGATGCAAGTGGAGAAGCTAGGTTTGCAAAAGGTATTCTTGATGCAGCAGATGCTGCCTACTCGTTAGAGACATGGGAGCAA